CCCTCCCGAACCGCTGATGAAATGCCTCGCAACAACCCTCTCCGAAGGAGGTAGTAAAAGGTAGATTGTTTCATTCATCTTGAATTTATATGTGTTATAAAATTACATTATCATTTGCAATTATTTCGCCTTACGTTGAATGATGAACCATTCGTCATTGTGTGCCAACAACATCACACCATCGTAGTCGCGGTCGAATGCAAATTCCCCATTGCCATCAACCGATTCACCCGATTGCGGAACGACATTGATGGCGGTATTCGCGCTGATGGTTCCATCGGATTTGAATCGCAACAACCGCCCTTCGTTATCGGCGGCCGACGGCAAATTGATGGTGGCCGTACCATTGCCGCCCGACCAAGTATTGAATATCATGTATTCGGTATCTTGGATATTGTACGTTGAACCTGATGAATGCGTCACGTCGGTGATTTCTTCAATCAAAAATCCTTGATGGTCTAAACCGCCTTCCATTGTGGTGATACCCGTAACCAATGCGGAACCGGTGATTTTTCCACCCGATGCCGTTTCGCTAAATGGCCCCAATGAATTGTTGCCATCGTTCAACACCATGCCGCCAAGCACCCCATTCGATGCGTTGACATATCCGCCATTGAAATCCAAGATGTCGCCACCCGTTAAATCGGACGAATCCACGGGGTTCGCGGTTATGTCCGCCAATGCGGTGTTCTTGGCAATGGCAAACCATTCGCCGTTGTATTCGTCTCGGTTCGCATTATAGGTGCCGCGCAACTGAATCCATTTGAATCCATCAAAGGTCAATCGGTCTTTAAAGTTGTGTCCTTGAATCGTGGTGCCCTCAAATCTTCGAACGACGGCCACTTGCAATCCAAGGATGTTTTTCGTCATCAGCCTTGCGATGTCTACATATGTCCCCGAATTCCCTTCACGCCATCCCGTTGATGGTATCCATGTGCTTCCGTTGTAGGCGTATAATGAACCAACGGCCCCAGCCCCATCACCCAATCGTGTGGTTCCCAAATCAATGGTGATGTTGGAACCAATAGATGTGGATGTGTTGGATGCGCTGAATGTCGATTAAATCGTTGACGCTGGGTTGTTGTCGTTCTCATATCGTGCCGATTGTAAATCGACCGCCCAAGCATAGGAATTGCCACCAATGAAAAACGACGTGGATGAACCACTTGCATCATAAGTTCCCAAAATGGTAATGTCCAAAAACACTTCCCCATCCTTTGGCAATGGCCCCGTGGCCATTTGATGGATGGTTGCCGTGGTGGATGACGCTTGGCGTGATACGTTGTTTCCCGCCCATTTGTAAGTCCCCAATGTTGTTGACCACGAACCCGTTGAAAAGGATGTTTGGCCGCTGATTAGGGAATTTTTCCAATACTGATTCGCCGTTCCATCACTCGGTTCCAAACGAATGGTGACGGCAAAAATTGGTGTTGCCACACCCGCCGTTGGCGTGTTGATGTAGGTTTGTATTTCGCCACGCATTGACAAAAGAATGCGTCCGTTGTCCTCGGATGGGATGACGCCCAAATCGGTTTCATCACCAAAACTTGAATCGTAACGAACAACGCCACCAATGATGTTGGCCGCCGATTTCTTTTGCAAGGTGACCGACACTTTTTTCACCGCTGGCAAATATCGGAATGTGCCCCCCGAACGATAAATGTTCGATTGGTCAACATCGACATCCAACGATATCAATTCGGAATCGTACAATGTGCCGTCGGGCAAATATCGGAATTCACGAATGTTTTCTTTATCCCTTAAATCGATTTGCTCAAATCGGAACGAGGTGTCAAAGTAAAAACGAGAACCAAACGTCACACAAATTTCCCGAATCACATCCAATGCGTTGGTGTAGATTCTGCCTTCTTGTGGCGTGTATTCCGTGAATGCCTTGAGGTCAAAACGCGTCAATGCCATTGGGTCATTGGCCGTGTTGTAGACGTGTTCATTCGCCCACCAACTCGTTGATGTGGTCAAAAGGATATCCGTTCCCGTGAACATCGCCGCGATTCCGGCGTCGTCCATGATTTCCACCAAAATGTCTTTGATGTTTTTGTTGGTCGTTGCCAACCCGAATTCATAATCAATGGTCGACAATAATGAAATGCCATCGGCCGCCTTGAATGATACCAATCGCGGCTTTGATTCGTCGGCTTCTTCGATTAAATCTTGGACGATAAACCCAGCCCAAAAGAAATCATAATATTTTGTTTTCTCCTCATATGGCGTGGCGAACATCACCATTCCATCTTCAACCACTTTCGTGGTGTTGTACCATCCATTCAAATCATCGTTCGATTCATATTTCGAACGATAAATCTTGATGTAGAATCGTTTGTCTTGTTGCGTTAGGATGTACGACAAAAAGGTGTCGAATGCGGAATCTTGGTTGTATACATTAAACGTGACCGATGACCCAATGATTGGGGAAAACAATTCATCGACCTCGCCGTCGTGGCTCAACTGAAAACCGCTTGCGTCGCAATAAATCCTTGATTCGGTTCCCGTGAACGCGGTATCATAAATTTCCAATAAATAGAAATCTCCGCGCAATGTGCGAAATTCCGTGTAATACCTAACGTTTGCCATATGTTAAAAACCTCTTTGTCTTGTTCGGTTTCTTTGTGCGCGTTCTTGCGACAAAAGGATGTCCGACCCGCTGATGCGTCCGTAAACTTCAACGCGGTTTCCACCACCAAAATCGCCCAATCTATCCAATGGAATGACGGCTTCGGATTGTCCACCCTCACCAATCATTGCCAATGTTGGGGATGTGACAATCCCCCCTTCAGCCAACATTGGTATGTTAGGCATAAACCCAGCGACGCTTTGCATCGTGCCAAAGATATCGCCAATGCTTCCGACTCCACCAATGCCACCAATCGCCATCCTAACCGCAACCGCAAGCAAGAATGCCGCGGCGGCGGCGGCTAAAAACTGAACGACCAAATCTTTGAGCATTCTCCCCAATGATTCCTTGAATTTTCCAAATCGTGTTTCGCCCTTTTCTAATTCACCGAACGCATCTTGAATGGAACGTGCGAAAACATCTTTCACCGCGTTTCCCGCTTGGATTGCCAATGCGGTAAAATTGACCATTTCGCGTTTCATCACTCCAAAAACTGGAGCAAGTTGGGGTTTTAAAACTTGAAAACCTTTGTGGTTTAATTCCAACAACGCTTCTTGTGCGCGTCCCGCTTCGTCGCCTAACCCTCCGGTTTCTTCGGCGGCTGATGCCATTGATTCCGCGAGTGCGTCAACACTCTTTCCAACCTCAACAACCGATTGATTTGCGTTGTCAAGTTTTGTTTTATTGACCGCCAACATTTGATTGTTCAAATCAATTTGATTGACCAAATCCGCTTGTTCGGGTGTCAACGACATCAAAGATTGTTTGTAGTTCTTGATGTCTTGCGGTGACAATACGCGTCCAAATGATTCCTTTGCTTTGATTGCTAAATCATCGCCGACGCTTAATGTGTTGTTGTATAATTTTTGCGCTTCAACCGCTTCTTTGGTTGCTTGCGCCATTTCATCTTGTGCGGCAATCATGGCGATTTTCTTCGCCATTTGCTTGTTCATCTCCTTTTGTGCCGTTGAAATATCTTCGATGTTGTCTTTCTCATCGATAAGATTTGGCAATAAGTCCTTGTATTCCGTGTTCAATTTTGAAATCAAACGACGGCGTTGGTCATTGGAAATGTTTTGGTCTTTGATTGTTTCAATCAAGTTGTTCGCTTGTGACAAACGAACTTGATTGTCTGCGATTTCTTCTTTCGCAGAATCCGACATTTTGCGTTCAACTTGAACCGCTTCTTTCTTGCGTCGATTCAACAACATCATCGCGCCGGTCAATGCGGTGACCGCAGTCAAAACGATTCCGAATGGATTCATTTTTGCAACAAGATTGAAAACGCGCATTGCCGCGGCCGCAACTTTTGTTGCCGCTGATGAGCGCAAAATCGCAATGCGTAAGATTCTAAAATTCCGAATCAATCCGCCGCTTATGAACAAGACGGGTCCTATCGCGGCAACTAATCCAGCAACGACGACAACGAAACGTTTCGTTTGTGCCGATGTATTGTTAAGCCTTGACGCGAATTTTGCGAAACCCTCAATCAATGGAACAACAACTTGTGCTACAATCTCACCGATTGAGATTCCCAAGCCTTCCATTGCGGATTCCAAACGCTTTGATGCACCCAAGGCGTTGTCGCCCATGATGTCGGACATCCCTTTCGCGGCACCCTTTGCGTTCTCAAATGATTTGGTTAATGGGTCAACTTGATTGATGCCCTCCGATAAAATCAACAACGCCGATTGTGCCGAACGGCCAACCTCATCTTTGGCGTCCGCAAGGTTCAAACCCGTTTTCGCAAGATTGGCGATTGACTTTTCCACATCGCCGCCCGTTGCGCCTAATTCGGAAATGATACGACGCAATGATGTCCCCGCTTGGCTTCCTTTTATACCATTGTTCGCTAATACGGCCAACATCGCGGATGTTTGTTCCAACGACATCCCCGCGCTTTTCGCGACTGGGGCGACATACTTCATGGATTCCGCAAAGGTTTCCATATCCAATGCCGATGAACTGAATGACATCGCCATGACATCCGTGACGCGTCCCGTTTCACTTGCATCCATTCCGAATGCCCGCAAGGTAGAACCCGCCACTTCAGCGGCACGCGCCAAATCACTTCCCGATGCTTGGGCCAATGCCAATGTGCCTTCGGTCACTTGTGTGATTTCGGATGCGGTGAAACCAAGTTTTGCGAACTCCGTTTGCAGTTGCGCCACTTGGCTTGCGCTGAACATCGTTGATGCTCCCAATTCTTTGGCATTGTCCGACAACGCTTTGAATTCTTCAGCGGTCGCACCTGAAACGGCTTTCACCTTGGACATTTCCGCCTCGAATCCCTTGAACACATTGAATGATACCGCACCCAATGCCGCCAATGGTGCCGTCAACTTCATTGACAAATTCTTGCCAGTTTGTTGCATCTTGCGGCCCATCGAATCCATTGCGCGTTCGGCCTTGTTTAGACCTTTGCGGAACGGCGCAATATTTGCCGTTAGTCGGAAATTAAGACTTGAAAGATTTGCCATTGGCTTTTGCGCGTTGTTTGCGTTCGTTTATTACATCCAAAATTTCGCCCCGCGTCCAAACCTTTCGGTCTTTCTTCGGTTCGGTTTCCCAAGGAAACACAATCAAATCTTTCGGTTTGATGCGCTTCTTTGTGTGTGGATTGATGAGGATTGTTGTCATCCAACGCGTCCTTTCCCAATCCGTTTGTTCCTTGCGGTTTTGACGTTCGTTCCAACCCTCAACCAAGTTGCCCCATTCGCGGGGCAATAGGTCGTAAAATTGGGACGGCATCAATCCAATTTGACCGAACGCAAACGCTTCCAATGTGTCCCATGTTGGAACGTTTGTTGTGGTTTGACCCGTTCGGTCAATTACTTTTTTTCGCCTTTCGCGGAAAATTGTTCTTCGAAGATTGCGAATGCTTTTTCAATCAACGCTTCATCTTCATCAATCCAATCGGCCACATCGGCCACATCATAACGGAAAGGGGCTTTCTCTTTGCGTGCCCCATCCTTGAATCCGCAATACATCAATGTGATGGCTTGGTCCAAGGTCATATCATCGCCCAATCGTTCCAATTGCGCCAATGTGGTTCCCGTCATTCTTGAAAATTCTCGTAATGCATTAAACCCGAAACGAATCGGATGTTTGCGGTCTGCGATTTCAATGATGTGTGTCATTTCGTTTTGTTTTGTTGTTGTTTAATAAAGGGACCGCCCGATGGACGGCCCCGCGTGTGTTAGGATACCGACGCTTGTGTCAATGTACCCGTTCCCGTGAATGAGAATGAATAGGTCACATTTTCTTCAACGCCCGCTTCTTGTTCGTAAGATACCAAGTAAGCGTCGCCAGTATAGTCAATTTCACCGCTTGTTGCTGAACCGAATTTCACTTTCACCAAAGTGCGGTTGTTCAATAGGGTGAACAAATCGTCCGGTGTGTCATAATCTCCCGTGATTGAGTAAGTGACCAACCCGTCGCCACTCAATGACCAAGATTTAAGACCTTCCAAATTTTCTTGCCA